AAATCACCGTCACCAATTATAAAACCGTTCGACAAAACAAAGCCACTCCCACCGACTCCTCATTCATCGGTGGATAATAGTTGGGATTTTGCTCCAACGCCACCGCCCAAGCCGACCCAAATCGTGATTCCTGTTAAGCCGGATCCCGAAGAGCTTTCGGTTCGTCGTATGATGAAAAACTTCGAAGTCAGACTGCCATATTCTCCTATGAGATACAGATTCCTGATTTCAGCCATGATCCTCGTGTTAGGCGTAGTTTCGATTTATGCTATGATGATGTTGCTCTTATTGGGCACCTTTCACCATGTTTTCGAGCATTCTGTAGAGGTAATGGGTGGACTCAGTGTTCAGCTGATCGGCGTTGTTGTGTTCTTAGTGTGGCTGTCGGGGGGGGAGGAACGGGTGTTCTATGTCAGAGATTATTCAAATGATGATTTTGACAAAAGAACTGACGCGATGTCTGTTGTTCCAGTGAAACATGGGACAGCACAGTACATGGTTGTTAGATATGAGAGAATCTCAGGTTGGGCGAAGTTGTTGCCCAAGATCTTTCATTCGAATTCCCATGTGTTCTTTTTGCGTTGGTTTGCCCCCCCAAGGTATGACATGGTCATCAGTTTTGAGGCCCTACAACAATTGTGCACAATATCAGTCATGGATATTGGTGCTGCTCAACCCATAGTCTGGGAAAGAATTAGAGCTGCGTTGAGGACAACAATGACCATTCCGTTGGACAGAACGATATCTGTGAGGACTAATGAGGCTGAAAAAGGCCGCGGTGAAACCGGAAATCATCAAATCTACAACAACACAGCTGTTGTCGCCATGCTAATGTGGCGAGAGATGATGTGGAAACATCGCGTGCAAAATTTTCCTCGGGCCGGCTAGTGCGGGTTGTGCTGTTCATGCTTGGGTACAGGTTTGGTGAGGTTTCACAGAAGAAACTGCCTCCTGTTAAGTTCGGAGTTTCATTAACTCTGAACCCCAAGTTTGAACAAGCACATTTCAGGCCTGTCGTATCAACGACCTTAGGGTGCTACTTTTTAGGAGCTGCACTACCACATGTTGATCCGACTGACCTTCGAACCGCAGTAGCCGGCGTGTCCAAGAGGGTGGCGTCAAGACTGCCTGACCCGGTACAGGGAGTGCTCGATGAGCTTGGGATTTTTGTCCTTAAGTTTTGTCAGCGCAACTTTGTGCCGTTAGACGCACACTCTGACTTTTCTGTTGAGAGCTGGTTATCCAAAACCAGCTACTCTAAGATAAGGCAGGCAGCACTGCTCAAGAAATGGAATGAAGTCTTGGTATGGGAAAATCTGAAACCGCGGCATTTTCTCGTTGACCAGTTTATCAAAGACGAAAATTACCCGGAGTTTAAATACGCCCGGCAAATAAATTC